CGGCAAGACCGTGACGATCAACAAGGCCATGCGTCTTGCCGCCTGCTGGTCGTGTGTGCGCCTGATCTCCGAAACAATAGCGACCCTGCCACTTGGTCTGTACCGGCGGATGCCTGATGGTGGCCGGGAGGTAGCCAGTGACAACGACTTGCACTGGATCCTGAACACCAACCCCAACAGCCGCATGACCGCCGTGCAGTTCTGGGAAGCGGTAGTGGCCTCAATGCTGCTGAAGGGGAACGCGTTCGTCGAGATCATCCGCATCAACGGTCGAATCGTCGCGCTTGAGTTCTTGCTGCCCAACCGCGTGGAGATGGACGTAGCCGATAACGGCGAGCTCATTTACCGGTACCGGGAAAAAACCGGTCGGCCGCGCGACATTGCCGGCAGCGACATGATGCATATCCCGGCATTCTCCCTGGATGGGCAGGTTGGGCTTTCACCCATCGCCTATGGCGCCGATGTGTTTGGTGCGGCAATGTCGGCCGAGGACGTGGCCAGCGCCACCTTCAAGAACGGCATGCACCAGACCGTAGCCTTCGAAGTGGACCAGGTGCTCAACAAACAGCAGCGCGATGACTTCCGGGATTATGTCCGGCGCATCAGCGGCGCAATGAATGCTGGCAAGTCACCGGTTCTGGAGAAGGGCGTCAGTGCCAAGGTAATTGGCATCAACCCCATCGATGCTCAGCTGCTGGAATCGCGAGAGTACAGCGCCGAGGAAATCTGTCGTTTCTACATGGTGGATCCGACCTTGGTCGGCTACAGCGACAAAGCATCAAACTGGGGTACCGGGCTCGAGCAAAAGCTGCTTCGTTTTCTGACCTTCACACTGCGCAGTTACATGCGCCGCATCGAGGAGGCGATCAGTCGCAAGCTTCTGACACCTGCGCAGCGCCGGCAGATTTACCCGGAGTTTTCCATCGAAGGCTTGATGCGCGCTGACAGCGCGGCACGGGCCACGCTGTACTCAGGCATGGTCCAGAACGGCATTTACACGCGTGACGAATGCCGGATGAAGGAGAACCTACCCAGGATGGGTGGCAACGCCGGGGTACTCACCGTGCAAACCAACCTTTCCCCGATCGATCAACTCGGTCGGGGCGATGACGGGCAGGCCGCAAGGGCTGCTCTGCAGAACTGGCTTGACCAGCCGGCCAACTCGAAGGAATAAATCATGCAACCCAAATCCAAGGCTGGCGGTTTCAACTGCGAGCTGAGCCCGCGCGCGCTCGACAAATGGAACCCGGCGATCAAGGCGGCCGTAGAGTCCACCGGCGACACCATCACCATTTACGGCGTGATCGGCGAGGACTGGTATGGCAACGGTGTGACTGTCTCCCGCATCGATGCTGCTCTTCGCTCCATCGGCGACAAGGCTGTCACCGTCTACATCAACTCGCCCGGCGGCGACATGTTCGAAGGCCTGGCCATCTACAACCGTCTGAGTGAGCACAGCCAGGAAGTCACCACCAAGGTGCTCGGCCTGGCCGCCTCAGCGGCATCGGTCATCTACATGGCCGGCGCCAAGCGGGAGGTCGCCAGTAGCGCCTTCCTGATGATCCATAACTGCTGGACGCTGGCTGTAGGCAACCGGCATGGCCTGCGCGACATCGCCGATACCATGGAAGAGTTCGACGCCGCCATGGCCGACCTCTACGCCGAGGGCAGCGGCCAGCCGGTTGCCGACGTCGCCGAAATGATGGACGACGAGACCTTCATCCGCGGCAAGCGCGCCTTGGAGCTGGGCTTCGCCACCGGCCTGTTGTCTTCCGACGAGATCACCGAGCGTCAGGACGAGCAGACTCAGCAGAGCAACGCCCTCAAAGCGATGGACGTAGCCCTGGCGAAGGCGGGCATGACCCGCAGCGAACGGCGCGAGCTTTTCGCCACTTTCAAGTCCAGCACGCCACGCGCTGCTGGCGAGGGCACGCGCAACGCTGCCCCGACCGATAAGCCTCGCGCTGTCGAGCTGGACCTGGCACCCCTGCCAAAACTCTCTTTCTCTGTCCCTGCATGAGGCTTCACACCATGATGAAATTTCGTCTGTCCCCGGCATTCTTGATGGCTGTGCTGTCCATCGCTGCCATGATCCCGCTGACTTTCGGCGCTACACCGGAGGCCTTCTTCGGCTCGTTGTTTCTGGTGGGCCTATCCACTGCGCTCGTCAAACGCGGTACCTCTCACTACCGTGGCTGGAATGCCCAAATGGGTAAAATCGGTGAAGATGACATCGAGGCCCAGTACAAGCAGACCCAGGCCAATCTCAAGGACATCGGCGACCAGCTCAAGGCGCATGCCGAGCAGGCACAGAAGAATGTCGATCGCCATGAAGGCTTGAGTCGCGAAACCTCGGCGAAGGTCGACGAGTTGCTGATGAAGCAAGGCGAGCTGCAGGCCCGTGTGCTCGAAGCCGAGCAAAAGCTGGTCAATGCCAACCGCGACACCCAGCACAACGAAGCGCCCAAGTCTGCGGGCGAGCTGTTCGTTGCGAGTGAGCAGATGGAAGGTGTCAACTCCTCGTTCCGCGGCTCGCGTCGTGTGTCGGTGCCCCGCGCCGCGATCACCACCACCTCGGCCGGCGGCCTGGCTCCTTCCGAGCGCAGCGACGTCGTCGCGCTGCCGGGTCTGCGCCGCGCTACCATCCGTGACCTGGTTGCCCCCGGTCAGACTGAGGCGGGCTCCTACGAGTACGTCCGCGAGACCGGCTTCACCAACAACGCTGCAATTGTTGCCGAAGGCGGCGCCAAGCCGTACTCCGACATCACCACCGCGCTGATCACCGCTCCCGTGCGCACCATCGCCCATCTGTTCAAGGCTTCGCGCCAGATTCTGGACGATGCCAAGGCGCTGCAGAGCTACATCGATGCGCGGGCCCGCTACGGTCTGCTGCTGGCCGAAGAGGCGCAGCTGCTGTACGGCAGCGGTGCCGGTTCAAGCCTGCAAGGCCTGGTGCCGGTAGCTGCCCAGTATGCAGCGCCCGGTGGTGTGGCTGTAACCGGTGAGCAACGCATCGACCGCCTGCGTTTGGCGCTGCTGCAGGCCGAGCTGGCCGAATTTCCCTCGGACGGCATCGTGCTCAACCCGATCGACTGGGCCCTGATCGAGCTGATCAAGGACAACACCGGTCGCTACATCATCGGTCAGCCACAGGAAGGCACTGCTGCACGCCTTTGGAACCGTCCGGTGGTTGGTACCCAGGCTATGAAGCAGAACGACTTCCTGGTCGGCGCTTTCAAGCTGGGCGCGCAGATCCTGGACCGCATGGAAATTGAAGTGCTGATCTCCACCGAGAACGACAAAGACTTCGAGAACAACATGGTGACTCTGCGCGCTGAAGAGCGCCTGGCCTTCGCCATCTACCGTACCGAAGCCTTCGTGACCGGCAAGCTCGCTGCCGCGGCTTAAACCTTCAACCCCCTAACGAAGGGCGGCAGCGCTGCCCTTCAGAGGTGAGCCATGTCCGATTTACTGATCAAACCGCTGCGTGCCTATGAGGACCGCGGCATCATTCGTGACGTCGACAATGAGCCGTATGCGGCCCCAGTCTGGCTGGCCAAGGAGCTCCAGCAGTTGAAACTGTGCGAGATCGTTGGCGGAGTGGGCGACGAGAAAGGCAAAGCTGCAGGCGATGGCAAGGAGCTTGGCTTCAAGCTCCAGAAGAAAGGCCAAAAGTGGATCATCGTGGATGCAGCAGCTGCACAGGTCGGTGAGTTCATCGGCAGGCGCGAAGAAGCTGAAGTCGAATTGGCGAAGCTGCTGGCTGCTAATCCGCCTGCAACATCTGTCCCAAGTGCTGTTGACAGCCCTCCGACTGCAGTGGAACCGCCGGCTGATCAGCCACCGGTTGCCGAGCCGCCTGTAACGCCGCCTCAGGAGTAAGCAATGTCCGCGATCAACATCGAGACGGCCATTGAGCATCTGCGGGCCGAGGATGACGATCGTGCCTTGATTCAGGGACTGCTGGATGCTTCTGAGGGTGTGGCCAGTGCATACATGGCTCGGTCTATTTACATCACCCAAGAGGCCCTGAATGCCGCTCGGGTGTTGGCACCCACGCTGAGAGGCCAGGCGCGTGCAAGCCACGCGGTAGCCGTTGGTTCAATGGATCAGGTTCAGGACTTCGAGACCCGTGAATCGATCCTTTCGGACGCCGATCACGTGCTCAACGAGTCGCTGAACATGGCAGACGCTATGGTCCGTGGAGTGGTGCTGAATAAAACCATCGAAGCGGCCTGTCTGCTGATACTCGGGCACCTCTACACAAACCGCGAGGATGTCATCGCCGGTTCGTCCACTGACAGTGCCATGGAGCTGCCGATGGGCTCCAAGTACCTGCTGGCGCCCTACCGCGTACAGATGGGGGTCTGATGGCACTTAAAGAACCTGGCGCCGGCGAATTGAACCGGCGCATTACCCTGCGGCGTCGTGATGACTTGCCGGCGCCTGATGGCGGTCTCTCCTCCCTGTTCTCCGATGAGAGAAAGCGCTGGGCGCGTATAGAGCCTGTCGGAACAGCGATCTACAGCGGCAGTGTTCAGGCCGACGACACAATCACTCATCGCATCACCCTGCGCTATTTGGGTGTGATCCCGATTGATTTCGAGGTGCTGCATGTCGGTGTGATTTACCGCGTGAAGCGAGCCACTGACGTGAATGGAAGACGCCGTTTTACCATGCTCGAGGTTGAAGAGCTCGGCCTTCTTCAGGCTGATGGAGGTTTGTATGCCTAAGTCAGTAGGTGTCGAGTCCTATCTGCACATCGATGGATTCGATGCATTGCCCCGCGACTTTTTCAACAAGCGAATGATTCGCGCGGGCATGCGCAAGGCAGGCCGAATAGTCGAAGGCCGGGCCCAGCTGTCCATCGCGCTGGCTAGAGGCCAAGGCAACTATCCGGTCAATCGGACGGGCGAGTTGTTACACGCCATCAAATTCAGAGTTTCTCGCTCGGGCTTTTTGGTGCGTATCGCCCCGGTAAAAACGGCCGGTATGAAGGAGTTCTATCCGGCGTACCTATGGTACGGCGTGCGTCGAGGCGCCAAGCGTGGCAAGTCACACCGCAAACAGGCTGCCACGGGCTCCTGGCGTATTGCGCCTCGAGCAAACTACATGGCCGATGCTCTGCAGGATTCGGAAAACGACATTCGCCGGATTCTTTCCGACGCCTTCAATCGCGCCCTTGGTGGCTGATTACATCCGGGGTAGCGCATGAAAATTACGCCTGTGGTTCTGCAACTGCGGCAGTACTGCCCGTTGTTCGCTGGGCGGATTGCTGGCGGCATTGATTTCGATGCCGTCAAAGCCAGCCAGCAGGTAGACCGGCCTGGCGCTTTCGTCATCGCTACTGGTGACGACGCCACCGAAAACGATATCGAGAACGGCATCCGGCAGAACATCACCGACTCCTTCGACGTGGTGGTCATCCTCGACACCAAGGACAGCCGCGGGCAATTGGCGGTTGACGTTCTGCATGAGATCCGGACCCAACTCTGGCGCGCGCTGGTGGGCTGGAAGCCGGCGATCGAGTACGACGCGATCACCTACGACGGCGGCAATCTGGTGCAGATCGACCGCGCGCTGGTGATCTACCGGTACTCCTTCGTCAGCGCCTTTCAGCTGGGCCGCAATGACCCATCCGACCCGGCCGAGACATGGCATGAGCTGGAACTCGACGGCCTGCCCTTGCTGCAGGGCATGGACATCAACGTGGACTGCATCGACCCGGCAGACCGCAACCTGAAGTACCCCGGCCCGGATGGGCGCATTGAAATTCAACTCAAAGAGGAACTGCTATGAACCGCATCACTGTGGTGCCGGCCAAAGGGCGCGCGGTGCCCGATCCGGAAACCGGGGAACTGCTACTGGCCGAGGGCCGGGAAGTGCCCGATGACGCCTACTGGCGCCGCCGTCTTGCCGATGGCGACGTTGTAGTACCCACTCCGCCCGTCAAAGAGGCCTCGACCAAATGAGCGTAGGATTTCAACAGATCCCCGCGGATATCCGCGTGCCGCTGTTCTATGCGGAGATGGACAACTCGAACGCCAACAGCGCCTCCAGTTCCCTGCGCCGCCTGATCGTGGGCCAGGTCAATGACCTGTCCGCTGCCGAGGAAATCGGCAAGCTGGTGCTTGTGTCGAGCCTGGCCCAAGCCAAGACCATCGGCGGCCAGGGTTCGATGCTGGCGGCCATGTACGAAACCTGGCGCCAGAACGACCTGGTCGGCGAGATTTGGTGCTTGCCGGTCAAGGCCACGGCCGGCGCGGCGGCCTCCGGCAAGGTGACCATCACCGGCACCGCCACCGAGACTGGCCTGATCAACCTGTATGTGGCCGGCGTCCGCATCCAGGCAACGGTAGCCTCGGGCTCTGCTGCTGCAGTCGCAGCGTCGGCGCTGGCCACCAAAGTCAACGCCACGGCTGACCTGCCTGTCACCGCAGTGGCGGCGGCTGGTGTGGTGACGCTGACGTGCAAGTGGCTCGGCGACTCGGGCAATGACATCAGCTTGAGCCTGAACCGCTTGGGCAAGAGCAACGGCGAGTTCACCCCAGCAGGCCTGACTGTAGTGGCTGCTGCCATGTCCGGTGGGGCAGGCACACCTGATGCCACCGCCGCACTGGCGGCGCTCGGTGATGCGCCCTTCGAGTTCATCTGCGCGCCGTGGGCGGACACCACCACCCTGGATGCCTGGAAGATCGCGATGGGTGACGCCAGTGGCCGCTGGTCGTGGGCCAAGCAGCTCTACGGCCACGTCTACAGCGCGTTGCGCGGTACGCTCGGCACGCTGGTCGCGGCTGGCCAGCCTCGCAACGATCAGCACATGACCATCTTCGGTTTCGAAGCCGGTGTACCGCAGCCGTTCTGGCGCGTGGCGGCCGCAGGTGCTGCCCGCCAGGCGGTATTCATCTCGGCCGATGCCAGCCGCCCCACCCAGACTGGTGTACTGGTGGGTATCGATCCGGCTCCGGAGGGTGCGCGCTTCACGCTGACCGAGTTCAATTCGCTGCTGCAGTACGGCATTGCGACCTTGTTCTACGAAGGCGGCTATGTGCGCATTCAGCGCGCGATCACCACCTACCAGAAGAACGCCTACGGCCAAGCCGATGATTCGTACCTGGACAGCGAGACGATGCATCAGAGCGCGTACATCGTGCGCCGCCTCAAGGGCATCATCACCAGCAAGTACGGTCGCCACAAGCTGGCCAGCGATGGCACCCTGTTTGGCGATGGCCAGCCGATCGTCACGCCCAACGTGATCCGCGGCGAGCTGATCAGCGAATACGGCAACCTTGAGCGCGATGGCCACGTCGAGAACTCGGCGCTGTTCGCCCAGTACCTGATCGTGGAGCGCGACAGCAGGAGCCCGACTCGGATCAATGTGCTGTACCCGCCGGACTACGTGAACGGTCTGCGCATCTTCGCGCTGCTCAACCAGTTCCGCCTGCAGTACACCGCCGAAGCGGCGTAACGCTGTCCCATCATCTAGGCCCGCCAAGTGCGGGCTTTTTCATTTGGAGGCCCACCCATGGGGCAGAAAGTTGCTGGTACCTGCTACGTCAAGGTTGACGGCACGCAGTTGACCCTCAAGGGCGGCGTGGAAGCGCCGCTCATGGACAAGACCCGGGAAACGGTAGTGCCCGGCTTTTTCAAGGAAGAGGACAAGGCCCCCTGGCTCAAGTTCTCGGCGGTGCACACCCCAAACTTCCCGCTCAAGGCGCTGACCGAGGGCATCAACATGACCATCACTGCCGAACTCAAAAACGGCAAGGTCTACACGCTTTCCGGCGCCTACCTGGTTGATCAGCCAAGTTCGAACGGCGAGGAAGGCACCATTGAAATGCAATTCGACGGCATCAAAGGGGTATGGCTGTGATGGATGAAAATCAAGAAGTGGCGGTGGTGAAACCGAACGAACCGTTTCCCCTCAGCGCGCCCATCATCGCTCACGGTGAAAAGCTCACAGAGCTGACCCTGCGCCGTCCCACTCCACTGGAGGCACGCGCTATCAAGGCGCTGCCCTACAAGATCGACGCCGACGAGGCCGTGAGCCTAGACCTTGATGTGGCGGCGAAGTACATCGCCGTGTGCGCCGCGGTGCCGCCTTCGTCCGTCAACCAGCTGGATCTGGCCGACCTCAACAGCCTGGCCTGGGTGGTGGCCGGTTTTTTCATGACGCCGGCATCGAAGCCCTCGACCACCTGATCGCGCTTGTCTACGACCTGGCCTACTTCTGGAGAATTGATCCTGAAAAGATGATGGCCAGACCCCTGGATATCTTTCTCGAATCGCTGGCCCAGGCCCAGCGGATCAACCGAACTCAGCAGGTGGAATAATGGCCGATAAATTTCAGCTCAAGGCGCTCATCACTGGCGTCGACAAGCTGTCGCCAACGCTGGCCGGTATCCGCAAGAACGTTTCCAGCTTCCGCAAAGGATTGCAGAACACCGGCCTGGGGAACCTGAGTTTCAAGGATGTGATCACCGGGGGCGCGCTGGCCGCGCCGTTTGTGATGGGAACAAGGGCGGCGATCCAGTTTGAATCTGCCATGGCCGACGTGCGCAAGGTCGTGAACTTTGATGCACCCAGCCAATTCAAGGAAATGGGCGATGACATCACGAGGATGTCGGAGCGCCTACCGATGGCTGCCAACGATATCGCCAAGATCGTGGCGGCTGGCGGCCAATCGGGAATCGCTCGCGGTGAGCTGCTCGGATTTGCAGAAGACGCCGTGAAGATGGGTATCGCCTTCGACCAGACAGCCGAGCAGAGCGGCGACATGATGGCCAAGTGGCGAACGTCGTTCAAGATGACGCAGGCCGAAGTGGTCGGTCTTGCGGACAAGATCAACTATCTGGGCAACACGGGGCCGGCAAACACCAAGCAGATTTCCGACATCGTCACGCGAGTTGGACCGCTGGGCGAAGTGGCCGGCGTTGCGTCGGGCCAGATTGCGGCCATGGGCGCAACGATGGCTGGCGTGGGTGTCGAGCAGGAAGTCGCTGCGACGGGCATCAAGAACTTCATGCTGGCGCTGACCAAGGGCAGCGCGGCGACGAAATCTCAGGCCACAGCCTTCCAGGCGCTTCGCTTGGATTCGAAGGCTATAGCCGCCGGCATGCAGAAGGATGCCCAGGGCACAATGGTCGGTGTGCTCAAGCGCATAGCCGCTGTCGATGCCACCAAGCGGCCGGCGCTGCTCAGCAACCTTTTTGGTACCGAGTCGATCGGCGCGATTGCACCACTACTCACAAATCTCGGATTGCTCGAAAGCAACCTGAGGAAGACCGGCGATGCCGAGCAATACGCCGGGTCAATGGATGCAGAGTACGCATCGCGGTCGGCGACCACTGAAAACACGCTGACGCTTATGCGCAACGCGGTAAACCGAGCAGGTATTGCCCTGGGCAACGCGTTCCTTCCAGCGCTCAACGCCGTAGTGACCGCCGTACAACCCTTCATCAGTAGCGTTTCAGATTTTATTCAAGCCAATCCTGCATTGGTCCGGGGGCTGGCCGTGGCCGGCGTTGCCTTCACGGCTGTGCGCGTGGCAGTGTTGGGCGCCATGGTGGCCACGCGCCTACTCGGACTCGCCTTTGCTGCCACTCCGATCGGTATTGCAGCGGTTGCCATTGCCGCAGCGGCAGGGCTGATCGTCGCGAACTGGGACAGGCTGGCGCCTTACTTCGAACAGTTGTGGCAAAGAATTCAGGGCCCGGCCATGGCGGTATGGGGCTGGATGAAAGAGGCCTTCAGTTGGACGCCGCTGGGGTTGATCATCGATAACTGGCAGCCGATCGGCACGTTCTTCTCGGCGCTGTGGGATTTGATCAAAGCGTACTCGGTGCCCTTCTCCGATTTCATGAAAACTCTGTTCGACTGGTCGCCGGTTGGCCTGATCATCAAGCACTGGGAACCCATCGTCGGCGTGTTCAAAGGCATCTGGGACCGGGTCAAGCCATTCTTTGAACCCATCATGAAGTTCTTCAGCCTGGGCAATGGGCCGGATATCGGTGTGAACCTGACCGAGAAAGTCGGCGAGCTTGCGGCAGCGCAAAACCAGCGCAATGCCGGCACCGGCGGCGGCACTGGCGCGTTCCTGCGGTCCGATGCTGTTCGCACGGCCGCTATCCAGCAGGAGCAAATGAAGCGGGCGGCAGGCGTAGGCTCCAACGAGTGGCTGCTCAGGACCAAAACCGGCCCATTGCCAGGCGCTTTCGTGAAGAGGGACTCGGCCAACGATGCCATTGCAGGGTCTACAGGGTCAGCGCAGGAGGCGCGCCGTCTGGCTGCAGCGGTAAGCCAAGCTGCTACACCTCTTGCGGCGCCCCGGAGTTTGGCGCCTGTCTCATCACTGACCGTGCCATCGGCATCGGCGTCGAGTGGTGTTTTGCCTGCGCCGGGAAGCCTGCTCACGAGGGGCGGGGGTGCCACAAAACTCAACGGCGAATTGGTAATTCGCCTCGAGGGCGACACCCGCGGCGTACGTCCGCAACCTGCCACAACCGACCAACCGGGTCTCAAGGTCAGCACCAACGTCGGCTACCGATCCCTCTCAGGAGCACAATAGATG